CGTCCACGGCCCAAACAGGAGCCTCGCTTAGGCTCTTGTTGAAGTTGGTCTTGGCGCTAAGGAACTCACTGGCGTCTTCCGCCCCGCCCATAAGCTCGCCCATAATGAACTGGCTAAGCAGGGTCTTGCCGCGGCCCGCCACACCCACAACAATAACAGCGTGTCCGCTTAGCTGTTGCTTGTAATGGCTGGCCTTGTACGCGCGGCTAAGCCATGCGTACCAGAAGTCCAAAGGCATTGCGCCAATCTCGTCCGCAACAGGATCAAATAGTCGGCCAAAGAAGTCATGCAGCCACGGCCAATGGATTGGGTCTCCAGAATCCGCAGGCGCAATGGCTTTGCAGCGGCTGGTATTCACGTAACGGCGACCATCGTTATCCACAACTATTTTGTCGGACCGGAACACAAAAGGCCCCGCACCATCCACACGATTGTTTGTAATAATGTAGTGCAGCGCGCTTTCTACGTCGGAAACTTTTTGCCCTTTTTTCTTGTCGTAGCTGAACCCCGCCATTTTTAAATGCAAAATAACGTTGTCCCGAATATTGCGCACAGGACCCTGCGGTCCAAAAATCCAGAAGTCTCTTCCGTCGTACCAGATATCGCTTACCCCGTCCACAAGACGACGGGTCTCGTACTGCTGAATAAACTCATTGCCAAGGATTTCTCTCCAGCTAATGAACGGCGCGCCAGCACGGTCGCTGTAGCACAGCATTCCTTCCTGTTTCACCACCGCACCGTCACGGTCAATTCCGTCCTGAATCCAGAATAGCGGACCCCGAGCCCCTTCTACAAAGTCACCTTTCCAGCGGTTCGGGAATCTCTTTTCAATTTCCAAGGCTACGGATTCAAGAGGCACGTTAACATCGGTTACGGTTGTCTTGCCGAGGCCCGTTTTGAATACCGCGGTAAGCACATCGTCGGCGCTAATTCCCCCACCAAGCGGGGTCCACTTGGTCCCAATATCGAAGTACTGAGACGGATTAACGCTGGTCTTGTCGTACCCAGCGTGTAGCTTGGTGCCTTGCACTAGCTTGGCCAAGTGCTCGAGCACCCCTCCTGCTGTAAACTCGTTAACAATAGCTGGCGTAGCGAGCTCCCACACCAGCCGCAAGTAGCCGCTGTACGTAACCACAGCCCATGTTGGTTTGGGGGTTCCCTTACACCTTTTCTCAAGATCCGCCTCAAGCGTGCCCCAGCTTACCGGAGCATCATAGTCTAAAACTAAGGCGTGAATTTTACAGGCTGGGTTGTCTGCGTTAATGCGTTCTGCAGGATTTAAGCCCTCAACTCCGCTAATAAATGCGTGCTTGGTGTTTGCGTCACCACACCACATGCGGAACGCGCTTTTGCTAGAGAACGCCGGATAGTTTGGCGTGTAAGTTTTTGGGTCAATTTGGAAGGCCGTGGTTGACCGTAGGTTACTAATTGCGAAGTACATATTTATTTTGTGTAAATTTTTGTTATTGAACCTTCAGCGCTTAAAGGAATATCTGGAATCCATGGTGGGGGTGTGCTCATAATCTCGGTAACATGCTGAAGTGTTCGTTCAGCATCGGCGTCTGCACACTCAATAATTACTTCGTCGTGGACGTGCAAGATTATTTTGTGGCCAGCGTTCTCAATATTCATGAGCTGGTAGCAAAAAATGTCTCTGGCCAAGCTCTGGCTACAATTCTCCGTAACCATGCCGTGCCACGGGCGGACAATCATTGGTTTGCCGTTACGGACTAGGGTGCACGTTACGGACTCTGTTCCTTGGGTTACGTTGCGGTACGTAATTGAGTTGCCGCTAGGCAAGTCGATTTTATACTCGTTATTTTTTGCAGATAATTTGAGTTGCCGCTTGTAGGTTCTCCAAAGCTCTACAACTTTTTTCATTTTTGTTTGGTACAGGTTTACGCTTTTGTTGGCCTCTTTTTCTGAGCACTTCATAATCATTGCGTACTTTTTAGCGCTCGCCCCGTACCCGCAACCCAACACCATTCCTTTAACGGACTGCCTTAGTTCCTTATTGTTCTCGCGCAGGGAGCCCTTAGACTCCTCCCACAGACCGAAACGAATTGCGAACGCCTCGTAAATGTCATCACTTTTACGAATTTCTTCTAGGGTCTCGTGGTCTTGGGCGAGCCAGCAAAGCGTGCGAACTTCAATCTGACTAAGGTCCACGACAACCAAGGTGGTTCCCGGAGCCGCCTCAATTTGGCTTCTTAGGTCCACCCCAAACATTTCGCCGCGCGGTAAGTTCTGAAGATTTAAGTTTCCACCGCTTCCGCTAAATCTTTTTGTGTGCGCGCCACAGTACATTAGGCCACCGTAGTAACGGCCCAGAATGGTCCCACGCTCAAAGCTTTGAACCTTTTTCAACAGCGAGTTAATGCGCCTCCAGTTCCGCACAGCGTAGACCCAAGGGAATTTATCTGCGTGCTTGTCCATCCATTTTTCGCACTCCTCGTCTCCCATGGCCCAGCTCAGCGGCGGTACAATACCCGCGCTACGGCAAGCCTTGTTGGCCTCTTTGCGGCTCAGCAACGCGCCGGTATCTTTCCAAGGAATACTTTGCTCGGCCTCCCACAAGGCCAATTTTAGTATTCCTGCGTTACCTTCAATCTTAGCTTCGTTCACCGGAAGACCCCGCCAACAAATAACACGGGTGTGGCGGCTATACGCACGCTCAAAGTCTGGCCAGCTTTCTTGCATGGCATCCCATAATTTAAGACACCAACGACTATCCTCTAGCGCGTACTCGGTAACTTCTTTTTTAAACTCGGGGTCCATGGAGTTCCAGTCTAGCCCCTTCATGTTGTCACGGGTGCCCTTACTTATGTCGTGGCCAAAAGTATTTTTAACGGCCTCTTTCAGGCTTCGGGGCCTGCCACAATAAGCCGCCATGTCCGCTGTGCAGTGCCATTCCTTGTAGGCCACTAGCGGCCACCAATTCTTACTAACACCGTATATGTAAAGAGACTCATCGAAAAAGGCGTTATGGCTTAGGACACGCTGATCTTTTAACAGCGTCCAATCAAAATCTTTAGGGGGGCCACAGAACTCGTAGCCGGTATCACTTACAACCGATACCATATAAGCGTCAAATTTAGGGTGAGAGAAGTACCCGCGGGGCCCAAACACCCTCACAGAACATTCTTTATCATAGTATGTTTCAAAGTCCACTGCGTACGTTTTCATATTAGATCAAAAATTAGGCCGCGCGCGTAAAACTATACGCACGCGGCCATTAATTATTTAGGGTTTATTCTTCAAGCTCGAACTCGAGTTGATCGGCGGGCGCTGGGTTTGCGCGTAGGCGATCCATTTCATTTTCGATTGCTTGGCGAACTGTCTTAAGGCCTTCCAGTTGAACCGCCAACTTAGTGAGGTTGCCCTCGAGCTCCTCAATAACAGCCTTAACGCTGTTACTTTCGCGGCTAAGATGCGTAAGCGGGTTTTCCAGTACGACTAGTTTAGGGTTCATTAGGCGTTACCTCCTGCTACAAGTCGATTAATAAAGGCCACAACAGCGTCCGAGGACTTGTTAATGCTACGTCCGAGGACCGGCACGTACCAACTGTACTTGCCGCGCTCAAGAAGCATAGCGCTAAGGTTCCAAACTTGCTCGTGCAGTTTCACGTCGGGGTTGCCAACATGGAAGCTGTTAACAATTTTGAACGTGTGGTCGTACGCAAAACTCTGCACCGTAAGGCGAGCGAGTTGGTATGGTGTGTCGTTAAGAAGGAACGGAAACAACTCGGAAGCTTCTTCCTCGTCCAGTCCGTTAATCTCTTCAATGTGCGGGATTAGCACCGTAATATCTGCGCGCGGCACAATCTCACGGTCAGTCTCGCGCCTAAGTTCTTCCAGCTGCTCAAGAGAATATGCAACACGTGGTTGAATATCTCCATCATAAGGAACCTTTTCGGTCCAGCTTTTATGAATTGAAACAACGTTCACGGGAATTTTTTTGCCCGCCGGAACAACTGTAACGCGTCGGTCCATAACCAAATCGCCGGGGTTACCCTCGATTTCGCTCATTTTATGGATACAATTAAGACGAGGAATATGGAAGTCCTCGGCATTGAAGCCCGCATTAAAGCTAGGCGCTGTAATCACATTTGCTGCCGGAGCAGCCACTACTATTTCTGTATTTGGTACACTCATAACTCTGTTTTCTTTTTTACAGCTATTGTTATTTTACTGGCTACAATTGCTGCGGTACTTGCCTTCAGTTTTATTCTTGGGTCAGGGTGAACCTTTCGGCGCCCTTATCCAAAATTCTTTCGGCCTGCATGCCGTCTTCAAATTCGCGAGCCCACGCGGTCTTTTTACCCTTAGGGGCCTTACTTGCGTAATGGTCTCTAATTTTGGCCAGTGGCACATCGCTGAGTTGAATAATGTCGAAAGCGGTCAGGCCGCGCTCAGAGGCATAACTGAGGAATCCAGCTTTGTCCACAATAATCTTTCGGGAACCTAAACTTTTTAGACGCAGGCCCGGCAACTCGTGGCCTTGCTTGGCCATTTCAACGGCACGGTATCGAATCCCTTCTGCCCACTTTTCTACAATTGTAGCAACAACGTACATGCGCGCCAGTACTTCTGGGTCCTCAATATCCTTGCCTGAGATGTTTCCGCTGGGAAGCTGTTCGGGACTATAACGCTTAACGACCTCCTGTGCGGTGTGACCCAAGGCGGGGCACCTGTCCTTGTGTAGGCAGTACTGGCAGCTATTGCTAATGCTAAGTTGTTCCCAGTCCGGGACTCCGCCGAAGGCCCACTGTGGTCTGGTACGCGTGGCCTGCTGGATAGGAATGCTCAGTCTCTCAATATACTCCGCAAGCTTCTCGCGGGTGTACTCACCAACCAAAAGCTCGTTTCGCTGCGGCATGCTAAAGCTTGCAAATATGGAGGTCACTTCTGGGAACATTTGAAATACGCCTACGGCGTACGCAGTGCTCTGCCAATTTTCGGGCGGCGCGTCTACTTTACCAATACCTGTTTTGTGGTCGTGAAGCACCGCGCAGTTACCGGCCACCGCGACAATATCCGCGGTACCAAATGTTTCGCAACCGTTAAGCTGCATCTCTAGACGAATTTCTTGGTGAATAACTGGCTCGATTTTAGTCCGCGTGCGCAGGAACTCAATTGCCCCGTCCATGTCCTCGAGAAGCTTCTCGTAAATTTCGACTTCTTTCTCGTCGCGCAACGCGCTGGGATTTCTTACCTCTACGGCTTCGTGGATTCGTGTACCCATTTCCGCGGCTGAGTTTGTGCCGCCTCTACTTTCCCAGCCGGGGCAATTGTTAATGTGCTTTAGGCTGCTCGGCCCAAACTCTGCGTGAGGGCGCGCGCTGTGGTCTACGTTTTTATTTTCCATATGGATTAATGTGTGTTTGAGTAATTTGTTTGGCGTCGGTCAGTAGGTGTTCTTTAACTGAGCTTAAGGATTTTAGCAATCCTTTTATTTGAACACTTTGTTTTGAGTCTGGCCCGCTGCCCTTAACGCACACTTTGTGCATTTGTCTTAGGGCTGCGCTTGCTGTGTTTAGAAAAATTGCTAATTGTTTGTGCGTCGTTAGGTCCATGGTAAGTGGTAATTCTTACCCTAAACTAAGACCTTCGTCAAGAGGCGTGTATTCAATACCGTGCAATGTTTGAAGGTTCTCACACTTTTTGTTAATAATGTTGACTACGTTTTCCTCGACGGTTCCCGCCGCAACGACAACAAGCTGCAGCGAATCTGATTTAGCGCCGTTGCGGTGCGTGCGACCGAGCACTTGTAAGTGGCTCTTCGCGTTAAAGGTAGGACTTATTAACGATACGCGTTGTCTTTTCCCGCTTACGTCATGGAGGCTAAGTCCAGTCCCACCAGCCTCAATGTTAATAACCAGAATCTGGTCGGTGTCGTTTTGAAAATTGTCAATAAACTCTTGGCGTTTGGTGCTTAATTGACCGCCCTGCACTACATTGCATTTAAGTTCTTGGGCTAACTTTTCCGCGGTTTCTCTAAAATTAACAAACAGAATTACCGCCATATTTTGGTCAACATAGTCTTGGGTAAGCTGCACTAAATTTGTTACCTTATTAAGTTCTGCTTCCTGCCGGGCCCGGAGCAGCCGCACAATAAACGGCTCGCTTTCTTGTTCTTGGTCCTCATCAATTGTCGAATCAATAATGTAGCTCGTTAGGGCTTCCTCACTAATCTTGTATCTTGAATAAACATCCTTGGTGCAAGATACAGGAAACATGTGCACATGGTTCTGCTTAAAGCTATCGGGAAAATCTTTTACAGAAAGACGATACGCTATTCCGTTGGGTCCGTAAAGTTGCTCCTTAAGATCCTTTAGTTTCTCTTTGTCGCGCAGGTACCAGCTCCCCCAAGTATCTTGGGCGCACCCAACAGAGTACATCCAACCCACCCAGCCGCGCAAAGGAGCCTGCGGTGTGTTTAGGTTGTGTAGACCAATTGCGTAACCCAAAGCGCGCATTTCTGTTGGGTCTTCGCAAGCGGTTGCGCTGAGCAAGTGCAGTTTATATTTTTGCTGGGCGGCGCTAATAAGCAGCTGGGCGTTTTGGGAGTAGGCCCCCTTGCACTTGTGGACCTCGTCAAAAATAATTAGTGTGTCTGGTGGCAGCGCCCAACGCATTATTTTTTTACCCGCCTTTTTTAAGTAGACTGTATTTCCTGTGCGCAATGACTCGTAGTTTAGAACAAATATGGGCTCAATTCCATGCTCTAAGAGCTCACGCTTCCAGCTAACTATAACAGATTTTGGGCAGACAACCGCGACCGGAAAGCCAAGAGCAATGGCTAGGCTGGCGCTAACTACAGTTTTGCCGGTCCCAACCATGCTTGTGTCTAAGGTGTTCAAACCTCTATTGAGGTGAACACTCACAAAAAAGTCTCTGGCCTTTTGCTGTGCTGGAAACAATGTTTTCATAGTTCAGTGTATACAATATAGTCAAAGTATTCAAAGCCGTTGCCGTCCACAAAGTACGGTTCGTATTTTATTTTAGTAATTTTTTCGTTAGTGTTTAGAAGAAAATCACCAACAACTAAGCATGGTCCGCCCGGAGGGTCCACCATGGTGTAACCGTCTTGGCCCCCAGCAAATCTCCACGGCAGTTCGTCGTCGTCTACTCGCCATACCCATTTATTACGGCCTAGCTTTACGAGTATTACGTCGTTTCCGTAACGGTTCTTGGATGCTATTTTCATTTGCGTATTTACCGATTAGTGCTGCGTCTACAATGCCGTCGTGCGGCACTTTGCTTTTACCGACACACCAATTTTGAGTCGGCCAAAGCAGACGTGCTTTATCTAATGCATAGTCTTTTGTCAAGCCTTTGGGCACTTTACTGCCTAACATATTTTTGTGCCACTCTGGAACCTGCACGCGCACATAAGGTATGTCAGCCGCGCTACACATTCCAATTAGTTTACCAAAGCTTATAGACATGCTCCTCATGCTCTGCAAAGTTGCCGCGTAGTAAAGGGGTTCCTCTATGGCTACCAGTGGGTCTTTCCAAACCTTTAACCATTTAAGAAGAGCTTCAGGATCTATTTCTCGGAGTCCTGCAAACTTAGTGTTCGGCATGCGTAGTACGTCTAGTATACGTCCGGTCGCCGCGTCCATTGCGCAACAGCCTCCGTCTAGCCCGTTATCTATGCCGATTATATTTTTATGGGACACCCATACAACTTACTGTAAATAAGTTGCAAATGTCAAGTCTGGTTAACAAGTTTTCGCGGGCGCACAACAACCGGTTGTACCGTACTGCGCTTTATTTTTACTCCGGTTAGCCTAGCCGCTAACGCTTGCGCGTGTTCGGGGGTCGGTGCAATTATGGCGTAATCTCTGAAATTAGGGTCTGTAAATGCAACAGCGTGCCAATGGAGTTTCCCTGTTTTGTTTATAGGATTTAAATTATTTTTCATTATTAATTGAGTCAGCTAGTTCTCTAATTGCGATTTCAAGCAGGTCTAGTTCGGACGTTAATTGTTCTGTAGGCCCTAACTTTTCTTTTTTGGCTCTTCTGAAATAAGCCTCTTTAAGGGCAGTCAGGATTAGTTTCTGTATTATTTGTTTCTCTATCTGTTCTGTTTTCATGTGATTGTTCTAAAGCTATTTGTCTCCACATCTCAGCCTCTGCTCTCCACAGCGCAGCTTCTGCTTTCCGAAGCGCAGCTTCTTCGATAGCTGCATTTTTGTCAGCAAGAATCTTCGAGATGGCGTCGTCTACAAAACTCATAATTTATCTGACCTTTTAATTGCGGTGTACAAATCTTTAACAGATTTAACTTTAATGGTCTTGTTATCGATGTCGACTTCGAGTCCGTTTTTGCCATACTCGTTCTCGTTGGCAAACCACCCGATCCACTCATAAGGATCTACGACGCAAGTGATGGCTTCAATAGACCGCCACACGGTATCGAAGAGTGGCCCATTGGGGTCAATAACACCGACTCTTTCGGCGTCGCGGAATACTCCATTAAGTTTCTTACGGTAATGAATAATGTCTTCTAGTTGTTTTAGTGTCATGGTACTTGTTTCTAATTTTGCGTTTGATGATGTCGAAGAGGGACATGTGTGCGATAATTGAATCGAAATGTCGAAGACTTTTTTCGCAAAACGGACAGACGGGTTCTTTCAGCCTTTGCTCCGGCGCGTTGTTGCGGCGTCCCTTTCGACCGCACACCTTACAAGCGTAGCGGCGTGATGGCAGCTTAGTAGTACTCTGGTGGTTTGACATGTCTAAAAGGGTTTCCGCTTTTGGGTGGCTCTTCACCGTCCATCCAGAACGTTGCTGCTTTGGTTGTTCTGGCAAAGCCGACACATTTCAGGATCTCAAAAGACTCTGACGGGTGTTGTTCGCAGAGACGCATGGCTTCTGCGTGTGCGGCTTCGAGTGTGGCGTGACGCACTCGTGGTGCGCTATTGCTGTATCGGTATACGTAGTAGTATGGTTTCATTGGTTCTGATTAGTTTTCAAAGTAACATTGGTCGTGTTACTTTGAATGGTTTAATGTTACTTGCTTTTTCGGTTTGTTCGTTTATCGTATTCTGCGATCTGTTTAATCCGTTTTTCACGGTTCCTTTGGTAGTAAGCTCTGTGGTAGGCGTTGTTGCACTTGATGCAATCGACCCGCCCAAAGTAGTATTCTCTTTCTTCTTTGTGCTCGCCACACTTTGTGCAAGCCTTAGTTGTAGTTTTCATCCCTGAAAAGTTTATTGAGTTTGCTGACAGCTTTGCCGGAATGGATGACGTTGATGTCGTTGTAAAGCTCAATTAACAATCCTCGATACTCGTCGCGTTGCTCAGTAACTGACGCAAGCGTACGCCGTTCAAGTTCGAGTAGTTTTTTATAGTACTCTATTTTGTCGGTCGTTGTCATTTCGTCAATGATCATCGCTCCCTCCTTCCCACTTGTTAATAGTTCTGAGAAATGCTTCGGCGCGTTGGGCTGCGGTTGCGTGTAGCATCTTATAGTTGTCTTCAACACGGGAGAAGACTGATCGGCGACAATTCTCGTATAACTGATACCAGTAATCTTCTTTTTTGTCAGATGGGAGGTGGTTCTCCGCTTCGTGCATTGCGTTGAGATCGTTGCAGTAGTCGGGGATTTCATCCATCGGCCCTTGTTCGTTCTTCAGTTTCCCAATTAGAGAGCCATCACACGCTTTAACAAGTAACCACCCACACGCTTTAGCTATTGCTATGTTGATTTGTTCGTCACTCATCGCTCCCTCCTTCCATAGCGACTGTAAAAACGGCAATAGCAGCATCTACGCGCTCCGCATCCTCATACTTTTGCCAAAGATATTCACCACCCCACTGAGAACGACGATCTTCGTATTCTTCAGCCAGTATTTTTCCAGCCTCCGCCAGCCTGTCGCGTTGCTCTCTCGCTGCGGCAAGCTCGCTCATTGTTTGGTCGGATTGTTTTTCATCAACGTCTTTGCCGCAATCACGACAATAAAAACCCATCGGTACAGAGCGTGAGAAGTACGGCTCATTGTTGCTGTCGCAGTGTGGGCAATAGACGTGATTCGTTTTTGGTGTCCTGCCCATTATTTCAGTTTCTCGATTTCTTGAATCAGCTTGCCCACAGCCTTCGCGATGTGGGGCCACTCATCAAGGTCAAAGCGAAGATTTTTTTCATCGCCCTCATCTGGAAATTGTCTAATTTCAATAAACGGTCCAGCGGCTTCGTCCACAATGCTGATCTCTGTGGCTTGATGGCTGAAGATAGGCTCGCCTTTCGGCAGTACTGTTATTCTTGATGTTATTGTGTTCATGTTCCTGATCGGTGTCATTTAGTGTTTAGTTGTGTTTGTTTCCTGTTTAGTTCCCGTGCGGGAATGCAGCCTTTTTGCTCAGAGTGCGCGGCTCGATCCACTGACCGCTACTGCCAAAACTGTCGTGTTTCTCCCAACCGGTACGGGAAATTTCCAGCAGCTAGAATTTATTCTGCAGAGCTGTCCTCAACTTCGTTAAAGTCTTGGCTGTCCTCAACTTCGTTAAAGTCTTGTACGCTGCTTGTTTTAATAATTATTAGGGGCCCAGTATCCGCAATACTCTCAATTACTTCGTCGGGCAGGCTTTCCCCGTACTCTTTAAGAGAGGTACCCACGGCAATTTGCGGGCCGCCAGTAGGCTCAATAAATGTCAGTGCTTGTTTCTCGTGGTCAAAACCGCACTGATACTTAGGTGTTTTAATTTCTGCGACGAAAATATTTTCGGCGCCTTCAATTTTGCTAAGCGTTGCGCAAAGCCCGTTGTCGTTTGTAATGGTATATTCCATATATTTTATTGAGTTGTGTGCTACGGCTGTAACACGTTTTGTGTATCTTAAATTAACGGGATTACAAATGTTAATTTAAAAAACTAAGAGCCCCATGAAAGAATCGAACTTTCGTCAGATGATTACAAATCAACCGTTTTACCATTAAACTAATAGGGCGGAGATTGGTTGCAGGGGTGGGAGTCGAACCCACACTTGCCAGCTTATGAGACTGGTGCAGCACCGCTACTGCATGCCCTGCGGTTTGTTGTTAGATGCAGTTGTCCTCAAGGAAATCCCGCTTGAACATGGACTCAGTGATATCGGGATGCCATGCCATATAAGTCATTACGGTGCGAAACACTGTAATGAGTTCGTCTAGCGGAGCGTCTCGCGGAAACGTGAACTCCATCTTGCTTCCTTCATGTGGAATCTCCACAGTAATCTTCATTCGTCGGTCGTTGTGCATATTTCTTATGGTAGATCGTAACATCCGCAACACGGCGCATCTTCACAATCGCAAATGCGCCCGTCCTGCGGCCTATTGTCTGGTTCTTGTCGGTCGTTCATGGTTGTGGGTCTGGATATTTGATTTCGCAGTCTTCGCAGATGTGCCCGTAAAGCCAATGATAAACTTTACGACGACCGCATTTGCATTCGTCGTCGATTGGGGATTCCTCTTTAAGGTCACAATTTGTGACCTTGCGGCGGTAGGTTCCGTTGCGGACAATTGAAGGCGTCATCCAATCTGAAACGTACACAGGCAACCAGTGGTCTTCACCGACATACACTTCATCACCGTCCTGTAGTTTATCGCCCTCTCTCAGGAGGACGTGGTATTCTGGTACGGTGTCTTCTTTAAGGTCGCAATCTGCGACCTTACGGCGGTACAAATCAATGTATTCCACTTCTATCCCCATAGCTTTTACTATGCTCGTTTCTTTCCATTCGCCAACTTGTTCATCAAAGAACTCATCGCCTTCTTGAATTAACTCTCCTTTTTTAAGAACGCGGTATTCTGGTTCAGTATCTTCGTCAAGCGGACCCCAAAAGTCTTCGTACGACTCACCGCCGCCGACATGTTTAGTCGATGGCTCTTCGTCTTCGCCACGAATCCGTTTAAGGATGTCAGCGAACTCACTCACTGTCAGTAGCTCACCCACTACCAGAGAACCTTCCTCAGTTTCGTCGTTAGTGGGTCGCTTGTTCCTGTCATCCTGTAGCTTGCCACACACCTCTGCATCCATAAGGATGTTCGCGCTACAGGCAATGTGTGCCAGATGCGTGATACCGGATTCAGGGTCCAGTGACTCGCCGTCGCGCCACGCGTTCAGATGGCGGAGGATTGCGTTGACATAAGTGCTGGCACAAACGCCAGTCGCGCGCCAGTTCCACGGACCGTACTTGTCTGCGCCCAACTTGTGGACCCATGAAGTCTGCTCCATTGCATACGGCGGGACTAATCCCAATGGGGCTTTAAGGGAGCCCGCTTGCCCTTTGGGGTCGTTGTATTGTGTTTGCATTGAATTTTAGTTAGTGAACACTAAAGAGTTAAACTGTAAGGACCACAAGTTGTCGCCTTCGTGGGTGCCCCGCAAAACCAACTCGCCTGTATCTGGGTGTGTTATCATTTGGGTTACGCGTTTATTTTTAATTGGTGCTGTTGGCTTCACGCCAATGGATTCCATTAGACTAACGAAGTCTTCGTTGGTGGCTAGCCTAGTCTGACAGTTGTTTATTGTTTTGGTCTTCATATTTTAGTCGTTCTATTTTTTGTTTGTATTCTGCTGCCCTATCAAATTTTCCTTCTTCGACAGCTGTGTCGTGCATCTTCAGCAACTCAGCAAAAGTAAATTCTCTTTGCTTGCGAAAGATACTGTCGAAGTTATTTCTGAACGCTTCGCCGTCTACGTGACGGGGAAGATCTCCTTTTCCTGCTCCAGATCCAAAACTCATAACGAGGATGGGCTTAACCGATTAACGAAAACTTTGCAAGAAAAAAAAAATTTAAACTCATTTACCACAGATGTTTACAGGCCCAGTATCTGGCTGTTGTCTTGTCTTTGGCGGTCTGGCAATTATGGCGCGCCCTAAAATTTGAGCGTCGTTTGGGGTCCTTGTGCTGGGTAAAATCCTCGTATCCACGCGCGCCGAACGAGACTTTTCTGACCTTATCGCCTTGCTTTCCGAGCACAACAAACTTTTTCTCGGAGTCCTTTGGGGCGCGCTTTGGCTTATTAAAGCCAGCGAACAACTCGCCGCGGAACTGGATCTTCCCAGACGGCAGTCTTTTAAAGTGTTTTGGCACGGCCATAATCTTGAGTATATACTTTGTATTTACAAGGGTCAATAGATTAGTCTTGGTCCTCGTCTGCCAACTCTGCCTCGACCGTAACCTGTTCTGCCTTAACGCCTTTTGTAAGAACGTTCAGGTTAATTGCCAAGCCGCCCGACCCAGCGCCCTTTGCGTTAAGGCCCATATTGGTGCGGAGGATCTCGTTAAGCGTGGCCAAGTCTCGCATATTCTTAACGGCCGGAGGCATTGCCGCTGTGGTCTTAAGAATGTTCAGACCCAACGCGACCATAATCGCTTGGTACCGGTCCGCGGTATCACCGGGCCTCTGCAGAGCCGCTTCAATAGCACCCATAATCTGCTCGGCGTTCATTAGCCTCTCGGTCGGGGTAAGCGTTTCCTCGACGCTCGGCAGTACGGCCGGGTTGGCTGGCTGCTCCTCGACCTGACCCAAAGCACCGCCGTGCGTAACGCCGTTCTGTTTGACCCAGCGGCGGATTGTGGTCGCGTCAACGCCGATATTCCTTGCGATGTCAGGGACCGCGTGTCCCTTGGCGTATAGGTCCAAAGCCTTTTGACGCACAATTGGTGGCTGAACGCGGCCCTTGCTGGGATTGCTGCTAAGCTTTGGGTCTTCTTTTGCTTTCATGGATTTGATGCATAATGCCTTTACGCGAGCGGGTCGTAGCCCTCGAATACATACGCGTAGGCGTGGCTTTCAAGCCAGTCTGGAATAGATATACGCACGACCAAGCGGTCAAACAGAATCTCGGCTCTGTCTGGAAATTCGGCTGCGATTTCGCGTAGCTCATCGTATTCGCTTTGATTCGCTACAAGATGTTCTATGAAGTGCGTTTCCACAACGCTGTTATTACAAACATAAATTACTTGCATTTGCAAGAAATATTTGGTTTGTTCTTTGGCGATGGCTAAGACCCACAAATACGACGCGCTGCTATTGCCTGACGGAAGTTGGGACGTTGCTGGTATTGCGGCCCCTGTGTGCAACGAGCTCAGCGCGTTATTGTTTGCTTTTGCCGAGCACACAGTACCCGCGGCCAGAGAACATATTTTTTGGTGTATTGCTGACATACTTTGGAACGGCCCTGAGCGGCCGCAGCCGTTGTTCGCGCGGCACCCGTGGGCCGAGCAAATGATCCATGCAGCGAGCAGGGAAAAATATTTGGCTATTGGCGGTGCCGCTTCTAGCGGTAAGTCTTACACAATGGCTGGCTGGGCCATTGTTAACTGGCTTGCCGCGCCAGACAGAACCTTGATTCTTGTAACCAGTACCACTCTACGGGAAGCGCGTAAGCGGATCTGGGGCGCTGTTATTACTTTGCTGACCGCGGTTCCGGGGCTGCCAATCAAGATTCGGGATTCAATTGGAAGCGCCAACTATATTGACGCTAACGGTGTTATTTATGACCGCGCAGGGCTGAGCCTTATTGCCGCCGAAAAGAGCAGAACACGCGAAGCGACCGGCAAACTAATCGGTATTAAACAAGAGCGTGTTATGCTGGTAGCAGACGAGCTTAGCGAGCTTAGCCACAGTATTATTCAGACCAGCCTTAGTAACCTTAGCAGTAACCCTAATCTCAGGGTTGTCGCTATGAGCAACCCGTGCAGTCGTTTCGATGCGTTTGGAGACTGGTCGGAGCCCAGCAAGGGTTGGGACTCTGTGGTCTCCGAAATCGAGTACAGCTGGAGGACAAAATACAATGGGCTGTACCTACGGTTCGACGCCGAGCAAAGCCCTAACATTCTTGCTGGTGAAGATATCTATCCGTGGCTCCCAACCCAGCAGCGCATGGACGAGGCCAAGGCAAACTTGGGCGAGAACAGCCGCGGCTTTATGCGCATGTACCGCGCTATATTCTTCGACAGCGACGAGGCCGAGGGCGTTTACGGGGAGAGCGAACTCACGCGCGGTGGGGCCCTGCAGAGAACCACCTTGCGTGACTCTATTAAACTTGCGGCGCTGGACCCCGCGTTCACCAACGGCGGTGACCGAACCATGCTCCGGTTCGGTGAGCTGGGCTACGATGAGCGAGGCCAGTATGTTCTCCAGTTCACGGACTCCGTGCTGTTGTTCGAGGACGAAACAAATAAGTCAATTCCGCGGACGCACCAGATTGTTAAGCAGCTCAAAAGTGTTTGCCAGCAGCGAAACATTTTACCAGAAAATGTGGCTATTGATGCTACCGGCGCGGGCGCTCCGTTTTGCGACGTGGTGGCCAGCGAGTGGAGCCCTGAGATTCTAAGGGTGGTGTTTGCGGGCAAGGCCACAGACCGCCGGGTCAGCATGAGCAACGCCACCAGCTGCTATGACCTGTACGCAAACCGCGTTACCGAGATCTGGTTTGCGGGCAAGGAGCTAGTTCGTTGTGGCCAGCTTAGGGGGGTGGACGCTGAGCTCGCCAAGGAAATGACCGCGCGTCAGTACGAGACAATTAAGGGCGGCGAAGGTTTAAGAATGCGGGTAGAGGGAAAACCGGACTTCCGTAAACGAACCGGGTATTCCCCCGACAACGCGGACGCCGCATTTTTGCTTGTGGATCTGGCGCGTAATAGGCACGGCCTGATCGCGCTGGAGTTGGCTTTAAACCCGCAAGACGGGCAGCCAGTTCAGCGGCAAATAAACTTCAAGGACTTGCAGGTTGAAGCACGCACCGCGCACAGTATGCTGCTAGAATTTACCTAGTTTATTTTTTCCTTGCCTATTTTTAAATAGTCTAGTACATTTCGCATTATGTCTTTACTCCGCAAAGCAAGCACACCAATCGCTCCAGAAAGCGCAAGACTGCTCCGGGAAGCTAGGCGCGCTAGACGCCAAGGCTTTTCTAAAGTAGCTGATGCATTGGCTATGCAAAGCTTTGAACAAAAAAGTAAGGAGCCTACTATTTGGCGAAGCGGTGAAAGACAAGCTATGGCAGATCTTAAGCAAGGTCTGGCGCAGGCCGAGTTCAAAAAAGCTCAAGAAAATGCAACTCAGCAAATTGCTGGGCGACAAGTCCTTGCCGATCAAATTAAACAAAAAGCCGCTCGCGGTGACGAAGATACCTTTGACTACGCGAGTCAGGAGGCTCCTAAATATGGAGTAACCGCTGGAGCCTTGGCGGACTTTTTCCAGCGCAATAAACTAAATTACGGACGCCCAACTGCTAAAGTTGAAGGAGCATCTGGGGTGCAAGGAGCCGGGGGCCTTAAAAGAGCTATTGATTTGCCGGGCGCAAAAAGGCAGTATAACTAATACTAAACAATCTTAAGTCATGGCTGAAACAGAAGAGGAAAAAAAGAAGCGCTTAGCCGACGAGGCGTCTAGGAAACAAGTGTTGCCCGCACCAAACCCCGCGGAAGTAAAAAGTAAACTGCCAAACGCAACTGTAGGCGAGCAAACAAGAGGAGCTGGCGGAGTGCGGCTTGACCAGCAAATCGCTCCTGCCGGTAAAGAACTAATCGGGATGCGGTCAGGAGTGCCCATTTATGCCGACGCTAATGATGTTTATGGCGGCGGCGCTCCAGCCAGTCCCGTACCGCAACCCGCGGCTGCCCCGGCGGCTGCAACACCAACGACTTCAACCGCGCCGAGTCAAAGCTTGCAGCAAATGCGGGACACATACCAGACTAGCCAAACAGCTACGGCTACTCGCGCGCAACAAGCCCCGCGAACAAACCCATACGAACCAGTTAACCGTGGGGGTTTCTTCAGCAAAGAATACGCACAACAATTTAAAGCCGCGCAGGCAGCCGCAAACCAGCGGGCCATTGACCGTATTGGCGCGCCGCGCCAAGATCTCCCCACCAGCACCACAACAACAAGCAATGCCGCGGCGTCCGCGCTTAGAAACGCAGCGGCGCAGCCACGCGTAGCCACGGCCGAACAAGTTCGTGCGGCGGGGTTCGGCCCTAAGGAAACTGATCGACTTTTGTTTACTGAAAATTTGACGCCAGAGGACCTCGAATCATACGGGCGAACAGCCGCGAATAAGCGTCTTAGGGATAGAAGCATCAAGAACTACTAATGGCTGAAAAAGATATGCCTTCTTTTGCGGTGGACGCGGACATTACTCCGCTGCAAGGCCGTTACTTTCAGAACGTGCAGAGCCGCATTTCTGATCCTCGTTTGCGCACCCAAGCGTACGGGCTTATTAAACAAACGTTTGGGGGCATCCAACAGGCGCGCGATATACAGCGGGCCCGGCAACAGGAAGAAGAAGACCGCGCGCTGAACATGGACGTGCGCCGCGCTCAGCTTGATCAACGCAAACTCGAGCTTGGTTTGGCCCGCGAAAAGTTCAGGAGACAACAAGAGTCGGCGGCAACTGGGGCTAGTATTTATGCTGAACTTGATCGTTTTGCAAAAGATCCCAACCTTACACCAGACGAGAAGGCTAAGGGGATTTACGGTGTTGCGGCACAAAATCCTGATTTCTTTACAGACAATCCGGCCGCAACAAACAGACTTAACTTTACGTTGGGTGCGGCTGGCCTAGGTAAAGGCAAAGCGTCTACCGCAATGACCCCCGCAAAAGAAGCTTCGTCGGCCCAGAGACTTATGGAGTCCGGGACAAGCATAGCGTCTCTTGCTGCTATGGGCTATAATGTAGATAATCCTGCCATTAAAGATATGTTCAATAAGATGCAGGCGGATCAAACAGCCAAGCTTGCAAAAGAAACCATTAAGCCTTACGAGGACGCTATTAAGTCTCTTAATACCGCTGATGCGAGTGAAGCTGGGGACATTAATTGGGGCGATGTTGACGCAGGTTTGCGCGCCTTGGATGAACTGGGCTTGGTTGACGATAAGACCAAAAAAGATCTGGAAAATGTTGGTGTCCGAACCTTTAACCCGGGCGCTCAACTTCCTAAGTACAATGCTGACGAATTTGTCAAGCTAAGGAAAAAAGCTTTCAGCATTATTAATTCTACAATTAATAAAGCGGGCGTAGGGGGCGCAGCACCAGTCCAGACAAGCCCCGGGATTAATGTAAATTCATTGACACAGTAAAACTTTGGTCTTGACTAGCTAGACCTTTGCGTAGTAGTGTGTGACTCTACGCTATGCCGCAGATTACTAAAGACCCTCTGGGAAACGATGTTGAAGTTCTTAGTCTGACCGAGTGGTCGGATAAAAATCAAAAGGAACTCAGTGAAGACACGCTTAACCAGTACGCTGGATACGCTACGGGTCAACTACTTCGGAGCGGCCAGAAGCCAGACGAGTTTCAAAATAGTCTGTATAGCGGGCTCTTTAACAAGGGCGTGCAAGCGGGTGTTTTCCAGCCGCAAGACGAGCAGCAAAAAACTCAATTGTTTGAGAGCTTCGCCAATAAGTCTTTTGTTGACGACGCGTCTGACCTTGACTTGGTTAGCAAGAGTCTATTGAACACGGACCCAGAGCAAGCGGCGCGTGTTGCTGATGTTTACCAACGAGTTAAGTCCGGCCAACCAGACCCTAATCTGGAGCTAGACTTGGAAGACGTTAGGAAGAATATCGCTACGCCAGACGTAATTCAACAAGCCCGTATTGGTTATGCCAAAGAGCGCGGGCTAGGCTTTATTGACTATCCAACTGGTGAGCCCAGCAAACGGGACGTTTGGATTAACACCCAAGCGATCCCAGACCGCAAGGCCGTATATGATACTTTGGATCTGGCACAGGGTATTGTTGACCCACGTTCAGCAGCGCTGGCCGAGGAATGGATTAAAACAGACGAAGGGCGTACAACCAATCGGTGGGGGCAGCGCACAAATTCTGAGATTCAAAGCCTTCTTCAAGAGCGTTTGACTCAAGCCGATCCAGAGTCTGGGTTCCAGCAGAACATGGCCAGCGCCGTTGAATACGCCAGCGAATCCGCTAAAGAATACGGGATTGGTGCAGACGTAACCGCCAAGGCCCCAACTGATGAAGTCGCCGGAACTAAACAAGTTATTGCGACTCCGGCTGGGGCGGTTTACGCAGAAGGCACCGCACAAAGAGTGGCGAGCAACCGAGTAGCTGATACCGCTATTCGTTCCGCATATCGTAATCTCAAGGAAACCGATCCCAATAATGCGCTTGTATCAGAGTATAGTGAAGATCAATTCTTGAACGCCGCACGAGATTTTGTGCGCCAGAGAATTACTACTCCTACAAACCAAGACGATCCCACAAAAAATTTCGTTACTCTTACAGACGGCACTCGTGCACCCTTGGCTAGCGCGGCGTTGCTGCCAAAAGAAAAGTTTGCGCAGGCCATGGATACTCTTGGTCTGGACGAGAAAGAAAAAGCTGCGGCGGCGAGTCTACGTACCAGTTGGATTTCGGCAAACCTTACACCGATTAGGGACGCGCTGTTTGATTTTGAAGGTGACAAGTTTCTAGAATTTACTCAGAAAAATGTAGATAAATACAGTGGTACTGTTGAACTAACAGAAGCCTATTTGGATCAAATGGAGCCCAGCGCACGAAAGACATTTGGTGCGAAAACACAGGGAGTTCTTAGGTCTATTCCTAATTCACTTTCAGCCATTGTCCAAGCAGTGGGTGGTGGTGCGTCTAATGCGATTAACTGGGAAGGTGGTCAAAAAGCTTTCGCTGACTGGGCAGAAGCCGATGCCATGCAAGAACAACGCCGCGGAACTTATGTCAATCTTTATGGCGGAGAACTGGGGCTCGGCTACACCATAGCCAGCCAAGCGGCCCCATTGCTGGCGGATATCGCTATTAGTAAAGGCGCAGGAACACTAGCTAAGTCTGTGGCTAAGCCTGTAGTTGGCACAGCCATTCGTACCACGGAAGGTCTAATGGGCCAGACCGCAAAAACATTTATTGGTAATGCGCTTAAACCAGAAACTAAAAGCGTAGTCGGCAATTATCTTAAAAAGTTTACCGTGGCCGGGGCTGAGAAAAGTCCAGCTCAAGTATTGCGCGCGGTGCGCCGAGACTTGGAAGAAAAGTTTGTGGTGGGAACTGCAACAGCTACACAAATTGGTACAAGCTTTACGCGCAGCGCGCAGCAATCATGGACTAATACTACCATGGAGATGCGGCAGGCTAAAAATCCAGACGGAACGCCCAAGTATACCGAAGAAGAAATTAATGACGCGGCCACTACAAACGCACTGTACAGCGGAGCTATTACCGCTTTGGTAGAGCGCGGATTTGGTAAGGTATTTGGTGAGGGTGCTGACGTCACAGCAATTGGAACTGCAAACCTTCGTCAAATTAAAAGCTATAGCAATCGCCTAACCAACGCGTTGGAACGAGGAGGTTTTGGAGGCCCAGAACTTTTCGACACACTTAAACAAGTTAGTCGCGAAGTAGTTAACGAGGGTTGGGGCGACGCGGTAAAACAAATCCCAGCGGAAGCATTGGAAGAATTTACTGATGAGTTTACCCAGAACGTTGTTCAAAACCTTTTGAACGACGAGCAAATTAACTTTAAGCAGGCGTTCACGCAAGGACTGCAAGCGGCTGTTGTTGGTGGTGTATATGGTGGTGCGCTTGGCACAACCAATAAGATTGGTCTTAGACAAGCCGATATTGCGCGTGACACATTTGCAGGCACCGCGCAGTCAATTGAGCGGGACCTAATGGACCGCACGGTGGCCAAGCTGCAAGAGTCCGGCGGCAACCCGCAAACAATCGCGGCGCTTCAGGACCGCATGCGCGTAGCACAACGACGCGGACAAGCGATCAGCCAAAACATTCCGGTGCGCGCGGCCAAGCAAGAAATTATCGACAGGCTTGACGCGACTAGCGAGGAGCCATTTGAAATTCCTACAGCCCCTGCTGAACCCCTTGCTACTAAAGCTCCAGCGTCTGTAACAAGCTTGGCCAAACAATTGGCCAAAGAGCTGGCCGTTAACGAGGAAGAACTTAGTTCGGTTCAGCCAAGCGGTACCGATAAACAAGGTGCCCCACAAATTACACCGAACGATGTGCGTGCTTTTGTTAATCGGCGCACCGAACAAATGGGTCTGGACCTTAATAGCTTCTTGCCGGGCCCGGACATTACTGCCCCCGAGGGAGGCTTCCAACTTGTCGGAGACGAACAAGCGGACAACCCAGAAAACCGTACGTTCAATGACCTTAGCAATAGAGTTGTAGTAATCGACGGACTGCGCGGAAGGCTGCGCATTGAAGACGAAGGAGTTATTCTTGACCCCGAAGACGGCTCGACACCTTTTGAGGTAACGCCTAACAAGGATCTTCCAGTCAAGGACTTTGAAGGCTTTAATACTTTGCTTCAAGAAGGGGCCGCGGTTAGCCCGCGCCGCCAAGCTCGTGAAGTGTCTGAGGTTACTGATGGTGGTCAAATTGTTTATGGCGATACAACTTACGACCTGCCTGAGCAACCGCTAATTGCGAACGTTAAAAAAGACGATACCGGCGCTGTTGAATCAATGCACATGCGTGTGTTTAACAGCAAAGGTTTAGCCACATGGGTTTATGTTGCTGGTGATAACGTACCAAAAGTGGAAACAGCCTACCGTACGCGCGGTCCAGAAGCTGTTACCAATCTCGCAAGCGCAGTAGAAACCGCGGGGCGAGAAAATACACGTCGTAATATTGCGGCGCAAACCTTTAAGGCCAAGCAAAGCAAGCAACGCCGCCAAGATAAAAGAGCCAAGAACAACGCACCGCTGGTAACAGACCGCGGACAACGCGCGGCGGAGGCGGCCCCAGACTACAGGGCCACCCGCATTAACCAACCCGGAGCCCCACAACAACTTGTGGAGGAGATCCGCGCGGTGGCCACCCAGCTTGGAATCGACCCAGAAGTATACACGGACGACGCGGAATTGTTCGCCTTGGTTGCACCAGAACTGGCGGCCGGTCTTGACCTTCAGGCGTTTACTCCGCAACAGAAAAGTCAGGCCGTCCAAAATCTTGCGCGTAACGGCAATAATCCTGAAACACTTTTGGAGTATCTTATAAGCGATGAACTATTGCCGCCGCAAGAACGCGTAAAACGAGACAGCAATATTGCAGCGCTGCGTGCTCGCAACAGTAACCAACTTAAGAAGCACGGCATTAAATCGGGCGCTAGCGTTAAGACAATCCTAGAGAATGTCGCGCGCACCGCCTCCAATAAAGCCCATAGGGAATCGGCCAAAGAACTTCTTAGACTGGGCGCTGATAGCGTCCCAACTTCGTTTGCGTATTTGCAAAACAATATTGGAGTAGCTGGGGCATACTTACCAGCAAGCAACGCGGTTGTTGTTAACTTGGCCAGCGACAACGGTGGCGGTGCTCTGGACGCTTTGCTTCACGAGCTCGGGCACGCGGTTACTGACCGCGTTGTAACGGCCCCTAGAAACGATTTCGAGCGGCAGATTCGCGATAGGCTTATGTCCTTGCGCGCCCAGTACGCGGAACGCGCTAACGCAAAGTACGGCAACAACATGCCGCCGGACTTGCGGTACGCTCTGGAAGGTCGCGCTAGTTTGTCTGAACCGTTTAGTGATGTTGACGGAGCCCGTGAACTGGTCGCGCACTTCTATGGGTCCAGCAAGTTCCGCAAACAACTAGTCGAGCTTAGCCCCAAGGGTGAGCGAAACTTTGTTCAGAAATTTATTGATCTTATTGCAAGCCTGTTTAGCGGGCAACCAGTAGCCAGCAAGCAGTACAAAGAGCTGGCCGAAGTTATTACTGATCTGTCAAACGCAAACCAAACGCTTGGACAAAACCCGTACGGTAGAACCGTTGGCCGTGTGGCCGCCAGCCGTGCGGGCGTTAACCACGAGAACAGGGTCGGCCCACTGTTTGGCGTACCAAACCCGCACTCGCGTGACGACCTTGAGTGGATTCTGCACCAAGTGCAAACGCTGCGGTATTCGGATCTTAGCAACGAAGAGATTAACGATATTATTCTTACCCAGAGGTTCGGTATGTTCACCGGGGAGAACCCCAACGATACCCAGTTCTCCGAAAGAGAAAACAAGGAGTTCAACAAGAAGGCTGTACAGTGGCTGAAGGACCGTGGGTACCAAGTAATTCCAATTGTTGGCAAGTATAACCGCGGCGAGAATAGCTTCCTTGTTCCCGGACTCACGGACCAAGACGCGGTTGACGCGGCCAACGAACTTGTGCAGGACTCCGTTGTAACCAACACAGGAATGTACTTTAAGGGTGGCATGTACCACCCACGCGTTGGCGAGTCTATTAACCAACCAATCGGAGCCAACGATAACTTCTTTAGCACGCTGTTGGACACCAACGGCGACGTAACAACAATCCGCGTTGAGTATGACTTTGACACGAGTCTGGATTCTGGAATCAAGTACAGCAAGGGCGACCAGCAAGCCGCTCCTGTTACAAAGATCGCAAGAAGCTTGGCCGCGCAAGGCGAGTTCCAAGTTGTCGAGGACCGAGAAATTAACAAGCCCATGCAGTTCGTTGACGGACGCCTTGCTGTTAATCCAGCCTTGGCCGACGCACGCTATGAAGCCTACGACGCTGAAGACGCTGGCGACCTGCAAGAACTCGACACCAGACTCGCTGTGGCGATTGGCTTGGCCAACGAATCAAATGGCCCGGACATTCAGCTTAGCTTTGAAGAGGTTGGGCTTAGCCCGGACTCAGTTATTGAGCAGGCCGCCTACAATACCCTGACCAACTCCGATCTGCAGGACTTGCTTAAGGTTAAAGAGCAGGCCAAACAGTTCGTCGCGTCCGCGTACTACCACATTGCGCTGCGAAATAACGGCGATAACGAAAGGTTGGCCACCGCGCAAAACCGAGTGGCGGATCTTTACCGTTACCTTCTGCGAGACGGCGCAGGGCTTCCAGACGCCCCAGAAAAATTCAACGCGCTGGATATCAGTCCGGTAACCATGCAGCTCGCAAGCCGCGCCGCTAGCCCGGCACCAATTGTGCGTTACAGCCGAGCCGCTGTTAACATTGATCCAGTACAGGTTCGCGCGCAAACCAAGGCTGGCAAGGCTGTGGGCACGCGCAACCCAACATCCGCTAAGGCCACCGAGGACGGCGCTGACCCGAGCAACTTGGTGGATCTGGCATCACTAAAGCGCAACACGCAAGCGTACCGCAAGAATGCGCTGCTTCTGCTCGAGTACCCAATCGTTGCTCGCGAGTTCCCGAAGCTCGCCAAAGAATATGCAAAAATTCGTGGTGCTGTTCTTAAAGAGCAGGACAAAGCAAAAGCAAACGGCATTAAGATTAAGGGTGCAAAAGATGCGGCGAAGAAGACACTCGCTAATTATCTTGATGTTCCTAAAAATAACGTGTCCGGCAAAATGCTGGAGGACGCAATTGAAAATCCTGAGTCCGCATTTGTTACCAAGGAGCAACCCGGTACTATTGCTGGGAACAAAGAAGCAAGGGCGCGCAATAAGGCCTTGGCCGAGTTCAATAAGAACCTAGACCAGATTAAAAAGTACGAGGCGGAAGGCGCTGTACTTGGAACAAACAGCAGCAAGGCGCTCAAGACGTACACCAATACGCTTGACAAGATTGCCAAGGATCCAAAACACCCAATCGCCAAGCAAGCAGACGAGATCTACGACACACTAATTGAGGTCACCAAGAGCAACCTGCGCATGCTAATGGACGTTTTCCCAAGCGACATTCGCGACATTGCCAACCTTTGGTACGACGGCGCAAACATTATTGCGCAGCAGTTCGCCGGGGACAACTACTCCCTTGAGCAGAGCGCAGGTGTGCTCGCCGTGTTCAGCCCACAAAAGGACTGGTTCATGAACGTCGAGCTGGCCAAGCGGACAATGGAAATCTGGACCGCGGACCAAGAGTACGAGTGGGACGACGCAATGAGCGCGCGCTGGCTTATGCGCGGCGGTGAGCCCGAGCTTAAGGAGAACAAGGACGGAACCGTTGGTTATGCCAAGGGGATCAAACCGGACCTTGACGAAAACGGCGAGCACCGCACAGACGAGAAAGGCATGCTGTTGTTCCACGGCTGGGGCAGCGAAAAAGTAAAAGCAAAAAGGCAGCAAGCGTTTGAACGACTTCAGTCCTTAAAAGGTAAAAAGCTCAAGGACCTTAGCCCCGAGCAACAGGCTTGGTTTGTTCGCATGCGTGCTGAAACCAAGTACGCCACTAGCTTCCCAATCGTTAGCCCGGACGGACGCTTTGGTACACCAAGCTCAAGCACCAACAACAAGGGCGTCACCAAAGAAATCAAACTAGCGTGGGGAACCTACGGCAGCATTGGCAAGGCTATTAGTATTCTTACCGCGCCGCCCGAAACCCAAATGAAAGTTATTAGCGACGAGCTTGGCGACCAGCACAAGGTTCGTAGTTTCTACAATAACATTGTGGACCCGCAGAACGCGGACGGCCACGTGACCATGGACACCCACGCCATTGCGGCGCTGTTCTGGCAAGCGTTCAGCGGCAACAGCCGCGAGGTCGGCCAGAACTTTGGAACCGCGAACACCGCAACCGACAGCCTTACCGGCGTTGGTGGTCTTTACCCAGCATTTGCAGAAGCGTACAGGGCGGTCGCCGCTGATTACGGAATGCTCCCGCGCCAAGTGCAAAGCATTACTTGGGAAGCCGTGCGTATGTTGTTCACGGCCAGATGGAAGAGTAAGCCTGAAAACGTTAATGGTGTGCGCGCCGTATGGGCCCGGTACCAGAACAACGAGATTACGTTGGAGCAAGCGCAGACCGCAGTGTTTGCAATGGCGACCAACGGCAAGGACTTGGCAACCGCCGTGGCCAATAGCAACGACGAAGAGCTTGGTCTTGGTTTTCCAAGCTATGCCGACATTACCGAAGGTCCGGCCCCGGCCGGGGTCGGCATTGCCCGCAGCCGTGCAATTACCCAAGAAGATGAGGCGGTGTTCGCGAACAGCGAACGACGCAACACATGGTCCAAAGCGGCCAAAGAGTTCTTGGGCGCGCGAGTTCATCCGTCAGAGATCCCAGTGATTCAAGGAAGATATATGCGAATTTCGGATATGCCGAAAGCTTTGCAAGATCTTGCTACAGTCGCAGAAGTTTCTAAGAAACTTCAAAGAGAAACTGATATGGCCGGTAATGACATCTTGGATATTGTTACCTCACCGGTTGAAACCGATGCGGCTTGGTACGATCTTGACGCGGCCTTCAGAAACAAGCTTAGAACTGAGTTTGATCTGCGGACTCAAGCTCTTGACCGCATTAAGAAACAAACCAAGGGCTTGTATACAGATTCGGAAATCATTACGTACGCAATGAACTTGCCTACGGTAACTGATATTGAAATTGAAGATACATGGATTGCGACCCGCTTGGGTGTTAATCCTAGTATTGCTCGCAGCCGCGCGTTGCCAACTCAACTGTCAAATATTGACAAGAACTTTGTTGCTGAGTTTGGTGAAGACTATAAGTACGAAATCCGTAATCGCCTATCTGCTAATCGTGCAGAACTTAACGGTGGCGTTGACGTAGCTATAGATCGTTTGTTCGGCGCTGCCGCGACAGGAATCGAAGGTGAAGTTAGAACAGATAAGTTATTCGCGGAGGCCACGGCTGGAGCACAAAAAGCTTGGCGCAAAACAGTGGACAAAATCATGCTCGCTGCTGGTTACGACGCAAAGGCTTGGCGTGAAAACTATAATGGCTCACCAAAAGGCAGTAAAGCTAGGGACGAAATTAAATCGTTACAGTCCGCAAACATTAAGTTTCTAATGGGGGACGAGCCGACCGTTTCTATGGACGGACCGGACTTCAATAGAGCATACGCAGATCTAGAGAATAGTCTATCTGCAGCGCTTGGTTCAGAGAATAACACAATACGCACTGCTGCTGAAAATCTTCTTGGCGCTTACAGCTTAGCGTTTGGCCCAGAAGTTTCAGAAGGCCCGAGCATTGCACTTAGCAAGGCCCCAGTTGCAACTGGCCAGCCGTACTCCACAACAGCATTCCACGGCGGCACATACAAGCAGGGTGTGGGTGCGCTGCGTCCGAGCAAGGAAGGCGCTCTGGGATCTGGTTACTACGTCACGCCAAGCGTTGACTCAGCGAAGAAGTATGCGCGCGAGGGCAGCCTTGGCGAGGGTATTACCGGCGGTAGCGTTTCGGTATTCGATGTTAGCCTACAGAATCCATTGGTGTTTGAGTATAGCCAAGCGTATCCAGCCAATATATTCCAAGCTCTTGGCGTAGACCCAGACAAGGCCGAAGCAAAGACCGAGAAGATCCTAGAAGAGAAAGGCTACATAGGTAAGCAGTTCCAGACCATGGGTCAGAAGCTCGGCTACGACGGAATCATTATTGTGGACAACAATGGAGACGTGCTCGAGCTGGTCGCGTGGAGCCCGACATCGCTTAAGGATGGCTTCACTAATGCAGACATCGCACTTAGCCGCGCAGCGCAGCTGGACGCAGACTACCTCGCGGCAGTGGAGAAGGGTGACACCGAGGCCGCGCAGCGGATGGTGAATGAGGCTGCAAAAAAAGTAGGGGCAGACAAACTAGCGAAACAGTTTGACGCGGCATCAGAAACCGTGAACGAGATGTATGCCGATCTTCAGGTCTTACTAGGACAGCTTCTTGAATACGGCGGCATGGAGAAAGTGGGGAAGGAGTATATTGAGAAACTCCCGCAAGCCCTGCACTCATACTACCTTGAGATGCCCAACAACACCAGCAACGCTTTTGCTAAAGGAGTGCTTACGAAGCTGTATGAGGCAGGCGAACTTATCCACAACGCCTTGATAGGGCAAGGAGAATCCGTAAGAGACGGAGACTATGCTGCGCTTTTGAAAGGACAGTCCATCAAAGATTACTTGGGAAGCGTTAGAAAAGTTGCTCTTCAATCTGAAGCGATTCGCCAAAAGGTAGATCCATATAAGCTGTATCTACCAGTGGACTATGACAACTCTGGAAACATCATCCCACTCAGCAAGCGGTTTGATATTACCAAACAAGACATTCCACTTAGCCGAGCAGCGCAGCTGGACGCAGACTACAGCAAGGCCGGGCTCGACACCGCGCCCAAGGCATTCCGCGGGCGCATGGTCCAGCTGACCCATTGGTCCAAGGCCACCGAGCTTAAGGAGACAGACCCAAGCGAACACGGTAATGGTGGCGCTGGTAAAGAACTCGAGCGCCGCCGCGAGTACAAGGACATCTACATGCCGCGAACCTATTTCGGCTACGGCAAGTACCGCCGCGAGACTCAGGTTGGGGTCAACCGCTACAGCATGCTGGTTAACGGCGATGCCTTGTACGACTTGGACCGTGATCCTTTGGACCTGTACCCAGACGCAGACGCCCTGCAAAAGGCTGGCTACGCTAGGTTCGACAACCGCGCTGCGCTTACACTGCTCGAGAAAGCGGTTAAGGATGCAGGATTCAAGGGTTATGTTAGCACGTCTTACCAAGCCGGGGTCCTGTTCAATAAACAGAAGGTAACCAAGGTAAAGGATGGTGACACTAGCTTGCCGCTGGCCGCACCAGCCAGCATAGCCAAGAGCCTAGCAAACCTTACACCGGTAACGCCAGCAGAAGAGAAAGCCGCGGGCAAGGCGACGGCTCGGCGTAACGCACCCGAGCTTGCTGTAGCTGCTGTGCGAATGATCGAAGGTAAAATTACCGTGGATGAATACGCCGATCTTGTTGGCTTCTTCGATCCGTGGGAAGTCAAAGGGGCTGCGGACGCTCCAGCAATTGATAAAATTAAACAGTACATAGACGCTAGCAAAGTTGATAAAGTTGGCGTGGCTGTAGCCGATAGAACTGTTGTTGAAGCCCGTATTGATATACCCACATACAACAGATCTACAGCTGCTGGTGAATCGGTATATGCGATTACACTTCATCAACCCGCCGCAGAAACTGCGACGCGTGTAGCAGCGCCGTTGTCGTACACTAGTGTTGCTCGGATTACGAACCCAACTATGGTGGTTCGTGCTATTAGCGGAAAAGGTGAGGCACGTGATATTGCAGCAGGTACCGGCAAGTTCCCTCTTGCGACTGTAAAGGGTAACATCTCCACAATTACCGAGATGCCCGCAGACATTAACGATCCAGAAGTCTGGACCGAGGTCGGCTTTAACCCCGTGCGCAGCAGCGACTTCGTTGACGTGCGCAGTAAGCTCGCCGTGGTCGGTGGGTCCGAAGCTATTATGGTGGGCCCGCGAGTATTCGTACGCAACGCTGAGTTTGCTGAGCGCGCCACTGGTTATATGACAGACAAGAGCCCGCGCTACAGCAGGGCTCTGTACGGAATCGTCAGCCCTGACGTTGAAAGCGCGTACGCGGTTAGCTTGGACGACCTGTACATTAACAAAGCGACCGGTGAATGGGACGCTGGTGGTCCAATTACCAACTTGTTCAGGGCCGCTGGTGACTTGGACCCTCGCCTGTTCGAGGCGGCCAAGTACCAAGAGCGTGGACTCAGGCTCGTCAAGGGTAGACTCAAAGACCTTATGCAGGGCTTCAAGGCCGCTCTTAAAGCCGAGCCGAACGCAGACTTGGACGACGTTAACGTGGCGTTGGGGAGCACCGAGCCAACCGTTAGCGCAGCGCAGAGAGACGCAGCCGAGTCGGCACGTCGCGCAAGAGTTGACAAGGCCAACGAGCAGTTCGACCGCGACCCGGCGAACCAAGCGTACGCGGCCGCTGTCCAAGCAGCGCGTGTTGCTTATGCAACGCACCGTAATAAGCAGAAGTACACGGCCGAGATTCAACAGGCCCGCGACGCCCGCAAGAATAGCCCAGAGATGCAGCAACGCGACGCAGCCATTGCCGCTGCCGATGCTCAGTACAACAAGGATATTCAAGACGCTCGCGCCAAGAACCTTGTGCCGGTACGCCGCGCCCAACAACAGGCGCAGCTCAGGCTCGAAGCAAACTCGCCGGAGACCGCAAAGGTAATTGCTGATTTCCGCGTAGCAATTGATAGCCTTAGCGCGCAGCTGTCCGCCGAGCTCGGACAGGCAAACCCACTGAGCGCGATTGTTGACCAAAATCTTGGCGTCTACCTTACACGCAGCTACAAGATCCATCAGGACGAAGGCTACGCGCAACGAGTTCTAGAGGACAGCGAGTTCGCGCATCAGCGCGAGCAGGCCCGTCAGTTCTTCGAGCGCGAGTGGATCGCCACCACCTACGAGAAGTGGCGCGCGGACGTTGCTTACGAACCGTACAGCGACGCCGAGGTTATGTCTTTGGTCCGCGCGGAAGCCACGTCCAAGAACGTGGGAACCCGTGACCTATACAAGTTCATTGACAAGCACGGCAGCACGCCGAAGACAATTGGACGGACCACAAGCCGCACAGACCTTACAAGATTCATGCAGAAGGGTGAGGTTCCCGCAGAGCTTCGTCCGCTTCTAGGAGAGATCCAGAACCCAATCGAAAACGCAATGCGCACCTACGCGAACCTCGCTCAGTTCTTGGGAACCCAGAGGCTGCTCTCGCAGTACACGCAGCTAGGACTCGATAACGGCTGGCTTGTCCCGGCCGCGGACGTAGATAATGATCCGGTTAAATACCGCGGATATGCGCCGCTGGTTAACACCACCGACACAAGGGGTGGCGAGCCGCTGTCAGAATACTATGCAGAGCCTGACGTGGTCGAGGCTTTCCAAACCATGTTCAATCCGGCCGCCGAAGCAACACGGAGCTCAGCCAAGAAAATTATTGATGGTCTGGGCATGGTGTCCGCAAGGGCGGTCGGAACTTCAATGGGTGCTCTGACCCTTGGTAGCGCGGGGTTCTTCATGCGAAACCTAACCGGCATCCTGACCTTTATCGGAGCCAACGGGTTCGTTCCGACACCAAGCAACATCGTAACAGCACTTAAAGGACTTTATCAAGTGTACTACACAAATATGGAAGGGCTTGGTGCTGACCTTACAATGCTCGGCCTTACCGAGGATAGCTTGATCTCGACCACAATGCGCGACTTCATGCGCAACGCTATTGAAGATCCTGAAACCGTTACCAATCAGATTGAGTCAATGCTTGGCGAGCTTAGCACGCCCGGCAACTGGCTGGCCAAGTCTTGGAAGACAGCAAAGGTCGGGGTGGACGCGCTTGTTAAACTTAACGATCAGATCGACTCGTTCTACAAGATTGCGTACTGGGCGCACGAGATTGACGTGCAGACCAAAGCAAATAAGCACCGAGCGACACCGCTTACACCGCAGCAGATCAAGCAAGAAGCCGCGCGTGTTGTGCGTCTTACGACTCAGGGCCGCGAGCGCGTGGTTCCGATTGCCAAGGAGTTCGGACGCAGCGGTTTCGGACTGCTGCTTAACAGCTTCTTCCGTTTCACCGCCGAAATGTACAGGCTCCCGTTGGCAACGACACAGCTTGCAATGCAAGAAATGAAGAGCGGAAACCCAGTCCTCAAGAACCGCGGTATACGCCGCCTTACTGGGCTCGGTGCGACGCTTGCACTGACCGGTTACGGCGCTCAGGCATGGCTAAAAGAGCTGCTCGGGTTTGGTGACGACGAAGAGGAAGCGATCCGCAAGGGCCAGCCCATATACAACCGCGACGCAAACCTATTCTTCTCACACAATCCAGAAGAAGGAACCGTTTCGGTATTCGACATTACCTACGTGAACGGCTTCAGCCCTGTTGTGGATATGTTCGGACGCGCAATCCATCACGCGATCAACGGACGCTGGGAGAAGGTGCCGGGAACAATCTTCGCTGGTATGGTAAAGAATTTTGTTAGCCCGCAGATCGCGGTCGAGGCGCTAGCTCAGGCCAGCTCAAACAGAAATGACTACGGCGCGGCGTTGTGGCTCGAGGACGACTCGTTCACAACCAAGGGAGGGAAGTTCCTTAAGCACGTAATAAGCAACGCTTATAAACTTAAGACCCCAACCAACTTCTACAAAGCCTTTGCCGCTTATGCGAACAACGGAGTGTATGACAAGGAGGCGGCTCTTGAGCTGGCTGGCAAGCTGGCAAACGAGTTCAAGCCACTCAGGGTTAAGACCGATCCGGTCGAGGAGCACGCGGCACGCTCGTTCAAGGTTCTGAAAAAAGAAATGGACGCGGCTAGGAAATCACTTGGGGACTTCAACACCTTTGAACCTTTGAGCCAAGACGGCGTTGACGAAATTTATGACCGCTACGAGGACTCCTCAATCGCTATTAACGAGAGGCTGAACAAGTTCGCGCGCGGTTTCCAGAAGCTCGGGTTAAGCTACAAGCAGTTGCAGAAGATCGCGTACGAGGAAGCGGACATTAGCAAGAATAGATTCGAGCAGGCCGTTAAGTTCAACCGCGTTGAAAGATTCGTTCCTAGCGACGACGCGTTGGAGATGTACGAGAAGCGCGGCAAAGAGAACGGACCAGCGCGCGTACAGTATATTAAGCAGGCTTACAAGAAGCGGCCGAGGTATACCTACCTGAAAAAGAGATAACAAAAAAGCCCCGAGCTTAATTGCTCGGGGCTTTTGGTTTAACGGCTCTCAAGCGTTGCTTGTAGCCATTCGTTCATTTGTGTAGCTAGCTCGGGCATCTCAGGATACAGCGCTCCGAACAGCTGGTGAATCTTTGATGAAACTTCTGGGTCAACCGCGGCGCTTGCGCTACGCATTGTGCCAAACTTTGTTTTGTAAAACACATAAAGGAATCCTGAGTCCTTGTGCAGTTCTACGCAAATGCGGTCGTGGTTGCTTCGATCAAAGAATAAATGACTAACGATACAGGTATCACGAATCATGGTATTGCTTGCATAATTTCATAAATAGTTAGTGAGCATCCAAGAATGCAAAGCACTACGGCTGTGTAGAATAGTTTCATGCCAGCTGCAGCTCGTCTTGGAAATAACTTTCAACCAACTTGCGTACTAGACCGGAGTTCTTTCCGCGGGCTTGCTCGAGGAAACCAGCGGCTTCTTCGGGGTTGTCCAAGGTCTTACTGCGGACTCCGTTGCGAAGGAGGATTCCCCCATGACGAAGAACACAATAGGTTCCGTTGCGGCTATTCTCGTGGTCGGCACGCTCTTGCGCGTTCAGTCTTGCGATGGTATTAATGTTTTGCATAATAGTAGTTGTAGTCGTTTTTGGGGTTAGTGGGGGGAGTTGGTACAGAGTAGTCTTCCTCGACAAGGTTGTCCACAAAAATAAATTCGGGGTCTTGAATGTGCAGAAGATCTACGAGGTGGTCAATGCTGGGGACCTGCTGAAGGTCCCCAGTTATGGTGGTGGTTAGTGTGTTGCCTATCATGGGGTTTCGCTGGTGTTAATTTTACCGCTCAAGTACGCGAGTTCCAGCGCTAAATTTAGTGCGTCGGCTTCGTTAATTGTGTGGTAATTTATTCCGTACTTTTCGCACATTGGCATGCTCAATGTTTCGGTGTACGACAACCAGTTGCGGGTGGTCCTAATCTCGGCGGCCCCGTCGGGGCTATGTACGATCCGAGCGGTGGGGTTGAACGTTGACGCGTAAATAGTTTTCACAATGATGCTGGGGGGTTGGGGTCGCTTGGGCCGTTGCAAAACAAAACCACTAGTAAAACTACTAGCACAATGGTTAGGCTTAAAATCATGGCTTTTTGAATAGTAGTAGATCTCTTCCAACCACCGCAGGAGTGGGTCTGCTTAATGTCTTGTGCCCCTTTTTTACTAGGTAAATAAAAGCGGCTTCCTGCGCCTGTAGTCTGCGTTCTGTGTGCGTCATTTTTTGTAGCGGTTAGGGGTTTTCTTTTTGAATAACTCCAGCAGTTGGGGAACCAACTCCCACTCCAAGGCAAGCACGCAGTGGTCGTGCAGGTCAAGGAACGCGCACGGCGTAAGGTTACTCTGTTGCAACCAGAACGCCACTTGGTCCGAGACCTCCGGTGACACATTGAAGTTCCAAGGAAGCGTTACGCTCTTCTGGAACCGCGGTAGGGTCACCTTAATTCGGGTTGGGTAGTTGTCTGTTGCGGGTAGCGTGCGGCATACAACCGCGACTAGGTGTGATGTGTTGTTATTCACTTTTTTTGTTTCTATTTTTTGTTTGTTGTCCCAGACCGCGGGCTCGACTGGTTTCGAGACTTTGGATTCTGGAGGCAGGATTCGTGTGTCGTTCGGCAGTTCGTTGTTGTGCGCCTCGAGCGCGTTTGCATCGCTGGACGCGCGCACCAATCTACCAGTGGGGAAGCACTGGTAGATTGAGTTGGCTGGCTCCCCAGTAACGGGGCACCAGCCATTCACATTAGATTTGCCGACAAGGATTGCTGTGGTTGCTTGTATTTTTGCTTTCATAATTACCAAACATTTAGTGCTTTGAGCGCCGCGGCGTCGCGATCAAGAAAGGCTGGCCAAGCATGCTTGGCAAGTTTATTCAGCAAATCTTTGGCGTTGCCGTTGGCGAACAGGATTGCGGTGGGTTGGATCTTCCACGGGTTGGGCTGTAGTCCGTTCCACGCGGCGTTGGCCAGCGGGTCCACGCTGAAGACTGGCGGCTTGGATAGCAGGCGGCCCGCGTGCTTCCCGTTCGAGGCCAGCGAGCGCCACACGGCCTCGATCTCGGAGTCGGTAAGCTGTGCGCGTTCGGCAATGGCTTTGACTATTTGACCGATCTGGTCGCGGTCCACGCGAGCGGGTCGTTGCGGGGCTGGCGGGGACTCCAGCGTTGCTGGATCGGGAGCCGCTGGCGCGCTTTGAATGCCCGCTTGGACCCGTTCGACCCCGAACTGCTGGAGCACCTCGAGCAGGGCTTGCTCGGCCGCGGCCTTGGTCGGGCCCTTGGCGATTACCTGCCCGCAATAGGGGCTTGTAACTGCCCAGCCCTTACCCGTTACCGAGCGGTGCAAGACTGCCGTGATTGGGGCGTTCACAAGAAGGCCCTTGACCTTATAAAATCGGCCTCGTGAATAGGCCACTGGTGTTTCTGTTTCTGTTTCTGTTTTCATTGTTTAGTAGTGGGTTAAGCGGGTGATGTGGCTCTTGTAGAAGCCACCTTGGTTATACCATTGCAGGGTGCACTCGCCGTTGCTGTAGATCTCAATCAGTCGCCCGAAGCGGACCGGATAGAAGACCCCCTCAACGCGTTCTTGGGGCGGTGGTGGGAGAATCCTATAGGATTCTCCAACGCATAGTTTTATAGGGATGTTTGTCATTGTTGTTGGTGCGGATTGGTTTGGCTTCCGCGACCCCTAGGCGGGGTTTCGGCCGTTGCCACACGGCCATCATCAGGCGGTTAACCGCGGTACTCTGCGTACGCGTCCTTGAGCTTATGCCTTATCAGTTCAAACCGAACATCCTCACTGTCACCAGCGACCAACTCAAGTAGGTCTCTCGCGATAGTGTAGATTTCCAGTACATTTTCGTCTTTCGTTTTTTCCATATGTTTAGAGCGGATTGGTTGGCTTCCGCGACCCCTAGGCGGGGTTTCGGCCGTTGCCACACGGCCATCATCAGGCGGGGTTCAGCGCACCTTGAAGCTATCAAGGTGCTCCAGTGTCTCTGGGTCGAAGTGCAACACATAGTTGCGGAACTCGGGGCCCAGCCTGTACGCGCTGTGGTGCGCTTGCTCTTCTTGCTCGGCCGTGAGACCGGATTCTGTCCAGCTGGGCGGCAAGCCGCGCGGGTGAACAACGATTCGTGGGCCTTGCCCGCAGTAGTCTTTTAGCAGGTATGCTTTCATGGTTTCAGGATTCAGGGTTCGGGTTCAATTTCATCGTACGGGTCGGGCGGTAGCTCGTCGTAGTCTGGATCGTGCGTGTGGCTTGGCTGGCAGGCCGGGCAACTGCTGTCTGGGTCAGGCCACCAGCGACTGCCACACCTGCTACAGGCGAATGGTGCAGGCTTCACGATACTAGGTAGTGGAACAGGATTGCGGCCGCTACGAAGGCGGCCCCGAAGAGGGCGGCAAGGCATGCGCCTAGCCACAGGGGGGGCTCTGGGGGTAGTTTCATTGTTCGGTGGTGGTTGTCGGGCAGGGCTTGCCTTCCCAGTTGTTGTAGTGCTCATCGGTGGCCGCGTCAAGCGCGGGGTGGATTGTGTAGTCAGCCACCAACTCCGCGGGTTCGTTCCCAAGGACGATGTACGCAGTGACGCGCGAGCCGTCGGTGTGGGTGAGCCGTACATGGCTTTCGTCGGTAGCGGTTATTTCGGCCGCCGCAAGCGCGAGGGTGGAGGTGCTGACCCAGCCGTCGCCGTTGTTCACAGCGATAGGCTCGAGCCCGTGTTTTTTAGCCGTGCGGAAAAAGTCGCGCACGGGGATTGACCAGTCATATTTTTTCATTGTTTTTGGTGCGGATTGGTTGGCTTCCGCGACCCCTAGGCGGGGTTTCGGCCGTTGCCACACGGCCATCATCAGGCGGTTTGTTTTTCGCGTTGCAGGGTTGCTTGTATGACGCGCGCGGCCTTGGCCGGGGTCGTGCGGCCTTGGTCCCGGGCGCTTACGAAGCCGTGCTGGAACAGGTCCTGCACGCGGGTGCCGCGCTTTGGGAGTCCGTTATGGAGTTGGTCTTTCGGGAGCCCGCCCGCGTAGGGGCTGTACAGGGCCTCGACGCCGTGACCGCTGGCCGACAATAGGATGACCCCAAAGTAGCCAAAGGTGTTCGCGCGAGTGGATATTGACAGGACGTAGTAGGTTTCTGCTTTCATTGTTGATTGGAGCGGATTGGTTGGCTTCCGCGACCCCTTGCGGGGTTTCGACCCCAAGCCAAGGGGTCTCGTCAGGCGGGCTCGTTGAGCTCGAGCAGGTCAATGTGGCCTTGAATGAAGTGCTCGCAGTACTTGCGAACATCCGCGGCGACCTCGACCTCGTTGGCGTCAAGGTGAAATTCACGGGCCCACCTTTCAAGATCTATTTCTACAATTTCAACGATTTTGATTTTCAATTTTTTCATGCTTAAAAGCGGATTGGTTGGCTTCCGCGACCGCCCGTTTTCACGGGTGGTTTCGGCCCTTGCGACGGGGCCTCATCAGGCGGTTTGGCGCAGGCGGCGCGCAAGGTGGCTTGCGCTGGTGCCTGCTATGCTTTCGACCAGCCCGCCGCTTTTGCGGCTGGCGGTCCAATGGACACCGGAGCCCTGCCCGGTCGCTCCGGTGAACCGGAACCGCCAGCTAGGGAACAGCGCGGTGAGCGCCGCGTGCTCTGCCCACTCCACGGCGTGTCCCACTGCTATGTTCTCGATCCATGCGTCCGCGGCGCGTTGGCTTCTGCTACATGCCCAGCGCAGGCCGCTCTGGTAAGCGTCAGCGTTTATTGCTGGGTGCAGGAACCAAGTGGACCGCTGGGCGGCGCTGTGGATGACTAGGCCACCGCGGCTCTTAAGCGCGGAGCAGGGGCGGTACGGGTGATTGGTTGGCTCTTTACGGTTTTGGAATTGCGTTTGCATTGTTTTTGTAGGCGGATTGGTTTGGCTTCCGCGACGGCCAGCACCCCGAAGAGGCTGGCCGTTTCGGCCCTTGCGACGGGGCCTCATCAGGCGGGTTGTGCCGCGGCAAGGAACGCCTTGTCACTGGCGTCCTTGGCTTGTGCGGCCTCGAATAAGCGGGCGTGCTCGAGGTCTGCCAAGGCGAGGCGTTTGCGTCGCTCGAGCTCCGCCACGAGTGCCTGTTCGAATGTGACGAACAGGCTGTGGTCAAACGCGTAGTCCTGCGGGTTCGGGCCGTCCAAGCGGCCGTGGTTGGCGTCCACTTCAAGAACCGCAATTGAGTCCTGCTGAAGCACCACCGCGAGGTTGTGCGCGTGCCAGCCGTCGGAGGGGGCGAACCCCACCACAACCAGCGTGGGTTGCGGCTGGCCCTCCCACTCGCCTTGGTGAAGAATCGAGGCGTGAGCCTCGAAGCCCGTTGCGGCCAGCGCTTCCGCGGCAACACCGCGGCTGATTTCCTTGCCCGTCTTCTCGACCAGCAAGCCGATGTTTAACTCGATTTCCTTTTTCATTTTTTTGGTGCCCTCTGCCTTGGGCCAGACTTGGGACTGGCACCGCGCGGCCTGCACCATTGCAGGCTTGTTCGCGGTGGTGGCATTGCACCATGGCCCGTTACACTGCGGGCCGGAGTCGGGGACTGGGAAGAGCTGGACCACCGCTTGGAGCTTGCCGCCGGACCCCGGGCTGGGGCGGCGGCCGATCCGCTTTTGTGGGTGACCTTGCGGCCAACGAAAATCAATGTAAGGCAAATCCGTTTTTTGTCACCAACTTTTTTTCGGGAAAGTTTGCAGGGTAGCGCGAAACCCCTTGTTTTATAGCGTATTGACCCCGAAAATATTTTTCAAGAAAGTGTCAAAAAGATGTTTTGTATACGCTTTTTTGCGAACTACTAGGAGCCTAGTAGTTGGCCGAAATGTCGTTTTGTATACACTGCCAGCGCGTAGCAGGATGGTTGCATTTCGTGCAACTTTCCTGCGCCAAGCAACCAGCAACCAGCAACCAGCAACCAGCAACCAGCAACCAGCGGCGAAACTACACTCGCCTAGTGTAGCGTTCCGGTGGCGTGTACCAGCCAACCACCAACCAACCAACCACCAACCAACCACCAACCAACCACCAGCCAACCACCAGCCCAGCCCAGCCCAGCCAACCAGCCAACCACCAGCCAACCAGCCCAGCCAACCACCAGCCAACCACCAGCCAACCACCAACCAACCACCAGCCAACCACCAGCCAACCACCAGCCAA